TTCGCGAAGATGTTGTCGGCGCAATCGAGCAGGGTGCTTCGAAGCTTGACGATTATTTGATCATTGCGATCAGCTCCGAAGGCACTGTTCGTAATGGTTCGGGCGACAGCATCAAGATGGAGCTCCAAAAGATTCTCAAGGGTGAGTACAATGCTCCCCATATTTCGATCTTCCACTACAAGCTGGACGAGATCGAGGAAGTAGCGGATCCATCTACTTGGCTCAAGGCGAATCCGAATCTTGGTAAGACTGTTTCCTACGAGACGTATCACCTAGATGTGGAGCGTGCTGAGAAAGCTCCGGCTTCTCGCAACGATATTCTCGCCAAGCGTTTCGGCATTCCGATGGAGGGCTACACATATTTCTTCACCTACGAAGAGACGTTACCGCATCGGCGTGCGGAATTCTGGGAGATGCCTTGTGCCCTCGGCGCGGACCTCTCGCAAGGCGATGATTTCTGCGCGTTCAGTTTCTTGTTTCCTCTCCCGAACGCAGCTTTCGGCGTCAAGACGCGTAGCTATATTACTTCGCTGACGCTAATGAAACTCCCGGGGGCTATGCGACAGAAGTATGACGAGTTCATTGCCGAAGGCAGTCTTCATGTGCTCGAGGGAACTGTCCTCGACATGATGGAAGTCTACGACGATCTTGATTCCTTCATCGAAGCGTCACGGTATGATGTGCGAGCGTTTGGCTACGACCCATACAATGCCAAAGAATTTGTAACAAGATGGGAAGCGGAAAACGGCCCGTTTGGGATTGAAAAAGTACCTCAGGGGGCCAAGACTGAGTCGGTGCCGCTCGGTGAAATCAAGATCTTATCTGAGCAACGGATGCTCATATTTGATCAGGCACTCATGACGTTCGCAATGGGTAATGCGATCACACTCGAAGACACTAATGGTAATCGTAAACTCCTCAAGAAGCGTCAAGATGAGAAGATCGACAACGTAGCATCGACCATGGACGCTTACATTGCATGGAAGGCCAATAAGGAACTCTTCGAATAAGGAGGTGCGAAATGACATATTTGATCAGCGAGGAAAAGCACTCTCTCGAAGAGGTACTTGAGCACCATGGTATTAAGGGCATGAAATGGGGAGTTCGCCGAGGTGGGTTGCGATCTCGAGTTAAGGGCGCCGCCGATGACCAGTTTCAGCGACGAATTACCACAGCTCGAGCCGTTGCTTCCGGAAACGCTAAGGGAAGAGACCGACTTCGCTCTACTCTTTTCACAGTAACTGGTTTTACACAAAGTAAGAAGCTTGCTGCTACGCGAGTTTCGAAACTGGAAAAAAGGCAACAGCGTGTTGCGGCCGGTGAGGCTAAAGTCGGGGATATTCTTTCCGTTATAGGTCATACGAGTATCACCGACCTTGCTGTTTCTCGTCGCGATAAGCGCGGAGATTAATCCTTCTTAAGAGAGGAGCTGCTGTGACGGATCGTATCCCTGAAGAAAAGCCCTCTCTCGAAGAGGTCCTTGCTCATCACGGTGTAAAAGGAATGCATTGGGGCGTTCGTAAAGATCGAGATTCAGGAAGTAGTTCTGGTACTGGATCGAATATCTCTAAGACAGACGCCCATGAGCGTGCTAAAAAAGCGTATATGGGTGTCGGAGAAATTAAACGATCTCCTTCTGAAGCTATGGCCGCACTCAAAGCTAATAAACAAAAGTTCATTTCTAAGATTAGCGATGTTAAACAAACAAAAAAAGAAGAAAGCATTTCTAAGCTTAAGGTTAAAACCTCAGATCTTGATGTCAAAATCTCAGAATTAAAAAAAACAAACGAGGATTTAGCTGGGAATAAAAGTGTATCCGCTCATCTGACCAAGAGTGCGAATCGTCAGGCGATTACTGATTTTTCCAAGCAAAGAAATGCTCTTCAGAAAACCATAGACGCAAAAGAGCGTGGTAAGTTAACTCCGACACAAAAGAAAATGTTGATTGGCGCGGCCGTTGTCGGAGGTTTGGTCGCATATAACGTCTATAGCAAAAAAGTTATGGCGGCTCATGCCGGGTTACCGATTGACCCCGCAAAGTTTAATGCCTGGACGGCGCAAACGAAAATTAAAACTTGGGGTTTTAGCGGTCATATCCAACCGTCTTCTTTTGAACGAGAAGCATTTACTATCCCGGCAGGCGAGACGTTTCACAGGCTTTCTTCGACGGCCGAAGAAGGACTTAAACGAGGAGCATATGTAACCGGTTCGACGGACGATTTTAATCGTTACGTAACGGGTTTCCGGAATGAAGTTCGAGGTACTGAATTACACCACATCACTTTCAAAGCCGATAAGCCGATTAAAGTCCCGGATCTAACCACGACTCTCGAGACTCTTCGAGAAAGTATGGAGGAACGGGGTATGCCGGCTAGTCCGCGAAATGTGCGAAGTCAATACGAGAAAATGTCAGGTGGAAAGTGGGCGCAAGATTATATTCTCGGAAAAGACAGCAAAACCGAATTGGGTTTAACTGCGCATTTTATGGATAAACTATTATCGAAGGGTTATGGCGCTTTCGTCGATGAGATGGATGCGGGTGTTATTGGGGATAAACCGTTGGTTTTTCTAGATCATGAATCGGTTACTTCACATGCCGTTAAACGCATGAGCGACGCGGATATTAAGCACGCCGAATCGAATCTCAAGGAATTGACACGACGGAAGACTTAAGGAGGTGACTGATGGCTTCATTTACCGATCGACTTAAAGGCGCGTGGAATGCGTTTGTTGCCAATGAAGAAGATCCATGGCCGGCGGTATCGTCATCTCCGGTAACCTATGGCGGATATTTTGGGGTCAACCCGTCGCGCACTCGTTATCGATCTACGAATGAGCGATCGATTATCTCCTCGGTTTACACTCGAATTAGTATCGACGTAGGCTCAATTCCAATTCGGCATACAAGACACGACGATGACGATCGATATTTGGAAGATGTTCCTAGCGGGTTGAACAATTGTTTGACCGTCCAGGCAAACATCGACCAAGGCCCGCAAGCTTTCCGTCAGGACATAGTTCTAACGATCATCGAAAAGGGCGTCGCTGCGATTGTCCCAGTCGATACGACGATCGATCCAAAGATCTCGGGTAGTTACGACATCAAGACCATGCGAGTCGGCGAGATCACACAGTGGTATCCCAATCATATTCGTGTAAATCTCTACAACGAACGTGTTGGTCAGCGGCAGGAGATCCTACTCGAGAAGCGCAACGTCGCCATTGTGGAGAATCCATTCTATTCGGTCATGAACGAACCGAACTCGACTCTTCGCCGTCTGATTCACAAGTTGAACTTGTTGGACTCCGTTGACGAGGCAAGCAGTTCGGGTAAGCTCGACCTGATCATCCAACTTCCGTACGTTATCAAGTCGGAAGCACGGAGACAGCAAGCTGAGCAGCGAGCCAAGGACATCGAATTCCAGCTTAAGAGCAACCAATACGGTATCGCTTATACGGATGGAACCGAAAAGGTTACTCAGCTCAATCGGCCTGCCGAAAACAATTTGCTTGGCCAGATCGAGTACTTGACAAACTTGTTGTACGCACAGCTTGGTCTCACTCCTGAGGTTATGAACGGTACTGCAGACGAGAAGACCATGCTGAATTACAACAATCGGACGGTCGAGCCGATGCTAACGGCTATTACGGAAGCAATGAAGAGGTCGTTTCTGACGAAGACGGCTCAGACACAGGGTCAGTCGATTGATTACTTCCGCGATCCGTTCAAGCTCGTTACGATGGGCAACATGGCAGACATGGCCGACAAGTTCGCTCGTAATGAGATCTTCAGCTCGAACGAACTGCGCCAGTTCATGGGTGTCAAACCGTCAAAGGATCCGAAGGCGGATCAATTGCGCAACAGCAACATGCCTCAGCCTAGCGATCCCAATGCTTTGCCTACTCTCACGCCGCCGGAGCCCCCGCCTCCTGCGGATGATGGCGAAGATCCGCTGGTAGAAGACACTTCTCTGGGGCATACAGCTCTAGTTCAAGACGTGCTTCGGAAATTGCAGTCAAAGCCGATTGAAGACCCGCCAATTGTGAAGGAAAA